TGAGAGTGAACGTCGCGAAAAACTTTGTAAAAAGTTAAAAGACTAGAACTGTTACTTGTATTTTTACTCATCTTTATTAAATAGTTTTTACTCAAAAACTATTTAATAAAATAAAAATTAATTTTCATTATATTATTATTTATATCATTTATATATATATAATAAATGGTTGTAAAAACAATACAAAAAATAATATCAAATTCAACAAAAATTTTTAAAGGATTATGTACACCAGCACAAATAGAAACTGTATTATCTATTATAGGAATATCATCTCTAATTACATCTTGTTTAACAAATTCACCAGGAAATAAATTACAAGTAGCTTGCACTGATGCTATACCATATGCTATTGTCAGTATTTTATTTATTTTTATACATAATGCATTATGTAAAGGAGGAGCTACTATTATATCATGGATAATTGTACTTGCCCCATTGGTATCTATCTTACTTTTAATTTTTTTAAAAGAATTTTATGAAGATGAAGATGAAGATGAAGATTACGAATTATTTAAAGAAATTGAAGATGGAGATAGCGATGATGATAGCGATGAAGATGATGATAGCGAATGAAGATGAAGATGAAGCTGCAAAAGATATAAAAAAAGAGAAGAAATTAAAAGCATTAAAAAAAATAATAGCAATAAAAAAAAATATGCAAGAACTTAGAATTCGAATCAAAAAAGAAAACGTAAACGCTATTAAAAAAATATTAATAGTAGAATTAAAGAAAAGCTTAAGTATCTTAGACGACAGAAAAAAAAAATACACGTGTAATTTCGAATGTTAAATAATTAACAAAATTAAATAAATTATTTATTGATTATATATAGACAATAAATATTGTCAATATATATATATATATAATCAATGGTTATAAAAATAATTAAAAATTTCAAAAATTTATGTATCCCTGCTAAAATTGAAACTGTATTATCTATTATTGGAATTGCATCTCTTATCGTATCATGTTTGACGAATACTTCGAAAAATAAATTACAAATGATTTGTATTGATATTATCCCATATTCTATGGTCAGTATTATATTCGTCTTTCTATTAAATACATTATGTAAAGGGGGGGCTAAAATTATATCATGGGTATTAGTACTTGCCCCATTGATATCTATCTTGCTAACTATTTTCATATCATCTCCCAAAGAATATTTTATTAATTCAATTGATGAAAATATAAAAAAAATAGAAGAAGAACAAAAAGATGAAGAAGAAAAAGAAGCAAGAAAAAATAAAATAAATCAAGAAAAACAAATTTCTCTTGATTTAATAGCAATAAAAGCACAAAAAGAATTTAAAAATTTTGAAAAACAAGAAATATTAAATCAAGCAATTAAAAAAAAAAAAACTGAAATAAAAGATAAACGTATTAGAATAGAAAACATTGCTGCAGCAACAGAAGCTGCTGCAACAGTAGAATCAATTTCAATCGAAGCGAGAATGGTAACAGTTAAATCAAATGCACGAATGAATATCACAAAAATAAAATACTATAAAAAAGAAATAAATTATTACGAAGAAAAAATTGCGAATACTCAAAATCAAATCCTTAAAAATTTTTATGAAAAAAGATTAAGATATTTGATACAACATATAGAAAAACTTTCTAAATATTAAAAATTTATAATATAAATTTTATCAACATAATTTTTTACATTTTGCATTTAATAAGTTATATTTCAATTGTTTCATCATCACTATCTTCATATAAATATGCTTCTTTTGCCTTATCCGCTTTTTTTATTCTCTCTCTCTTATCTGCTTGATATTTTTTTGTGAAATAGTTTGATGGTAAATTATCTCCCTTTTCGCAACAGTTTTCTACCTCTTGTTGTTCTTTAACTATTACTTCTTCAACTTTTTCAACTTTTTCAACTTCTTCAACTTTTTCAACTTCTTCAACTTTTTCAACTTTTTCAACTTCTTCAACTTTTTCAACTTCTTCAACTTCTTTAAAACTTACTTTTTTGACTTCTTCAACTTCTTTAAAACTTACTTTTTCAACTTCTTCAACTTCTTTAAAACTTACTTTTTTGACTTCTTCAACTTCATTATAATCTTCTTCTTTATCTGAATCTTCTTCTTTATCTGAATCTTCTTCTTTATCTGAATCAGTTGAATATTCGGATGAAGAATCTACTGCTTGTTTAATTTGTTCTTCAATATCATTAATTCGTTGTAATTCCTTTTGTTCTTTTTTATTTAAAATAATCCCTCTTTCCCTTTGAGCAGCACTAGCTTCAGCTTCCTCTTTTGTCATATGTGTAATTGGTTGATTTTGGTAATTTTGTTGATTTGGCGACATTAAATTAGAAAAATATTCATCTATTTTATGTAAAGAATTATAAACTATGGATGATTGTTGAAATGTATAAATTCCTTTTGATTGAGCAATATTTAAAGCATTATTAATATTTTTAAAAGATTCTAAAATTTTTTCTAATGGATTTTGATTTTGCATTTGCATCATTATAATATATTATATTATTAAAAATTCTTTTATTTTTATAAATCAAACATATATTATAAAAATAAGAAGAAATATTTTTATATATAAGGATTAATATATAAATATATAAAAATATAAAATAAAATGGTAACTCAAGAAAATAAAATACATAAATTTGATGCTGATATTAATCAATTAATGAAATTAATTATTAATTCAGTTTATTCTGATAAAGAAATATTTTTGCGCGAATTAATATCAAATTCGTCAGACGCTCTAGATAAACTTAGATACTTATCTCTTACTAATCAAGAAATATTAAAAGAGGAGTCTAAATTAGAAATTACTATTATAACAGATAATAAAAATAATACAATAACTATTCAAGATACTGGTATTGGAATGTCAAAAAAAGAATTAATTGAAAATCTTGGAACAATTGCTAAATCTGGAACAAAACAATTTATAGAATCTTTAACATCTAGTTCTAAAAGTAATGATTGTAAATTAATAGGGCAATTTGGTGTTGGATTTTATTCTGTATTTTTAGTAGCAAATCGTGTAGATGTTTATACTAAAAGTTTTAATGATAACGAATATTTATGGTCTTCGAGTGAAGATGGCTATACTATAACTGATATAGAAAAAGATGATCAAACTCTTACAAGAGGAACTAAAATTATACTTCATTTACGAGATGAAGAAATTGAATTTTTAGAAGAACAAAGAATTAAAAGTATTGTAAGTAAACATTCACAATTTGTTAATCATAAAATTTCTTTACTTTGTGAAAAAACAGAAGAAAAAGAAGTAGAAGTTTCTGATGATGATGATGATGATGATATTAATGAAACGGATGAAGTTGTTATTGAAGAAGTAAATGATGAAAAAACAAAAAAGACAAAAAAAATTACAGAAACAAGACAAGAATGGGATATATTAAATGAACAAAAAGCAATTTGGATTAAAAATAAAAATGATATTACAGAAGATGAATATAACCAATTTTATAAAACAATAACTAATGATTTTGAAGATCCTTGTGCTAAATTACATTTCAATGTTGAAGGTTCAACTATATTTAATAGTATTTTATATTTACCAAATAATAATCAAATGAATATGTATTCTTCGAATAAAGCTACAAGTAAAATTAAATTATATGTTCGACGAGTTTTTATTTTAGATAAATGCGAAGAACTTATGCCAGAATATTTACATTTTGTTGCAGGTATTGTAGATTCTGATGATTTATCATTAAATATTTCCCGTGAAATTTTACAAAAAAACAATACTATTAAAAAGATTAGAAAAACATTAGTTAAAAAAGCAATTACAATGATGGAAGAACTTGCTTTAAATAGCGAAGAAAGTTATAATAAATTTTATAAAGAATTTCATAAAAATATTAAATGGGGAATTAATGATGATCAACCTAATAGAGATAAACTTTCTAAACTTCTTAGATATTATTCTACTACATCAACCAGAACAGAAATTTCTCTTACACAATATGTTGAAAATATGAAAGAAAATCAAAAACATATTTATTATATTACAGGAGAAAATAAAGAAATTATTGAAAAATCCCCTTTTCTTGAAACTTTAAATAAAAAAGGATATTCAGTTCTTTTTTTAACGGATACAATTGATGAATATGTTGTTCAATTATTAAAAGAATTTGACGGTAAAAAATTAATTGATGTATCTAAAGGAAATTTAGATATTGATTTAACAGAAGATGAACAAAAAAACAAAGAAGAATTAGATAATGATTATGATGCTATGTGTACTGAAATAAAAAATGTTTTAGGAAACTCTATTGAGAAAGTTATACTTTCCCAAAAAGTAGTTAATTCACCTTGTTGCATATCAACATCTGAATATGGATGGAGTGCTAATATGCATCGAATCATGAAAGCACAAGCATTAAGAGATACTTCTATGAATAGTATTATGACTTCTAAAAGAATTTTCGAATTAAATCCATCTCATAAAACAATCAAATTATTAAGAAATAAATTTAATACAATTAGTGAAAATAAAAATAATAAAAAAACTTTTGAAAATATTGTTACATTATTATATCAAACAAGCGAACTTGTTTCTGGATTTACATTAAATGAACCAGAGAAATATTCTCATAAAGTATATAATTTAATTAATCTTGGATTGGGTGATATTGAAAATGAAGAATCTGAAAATGAAGAACCTGAAATTTCTATTAATAGAAATAAAAGAATTAAAGAATTACAAGAAGAATTAGAAACTTCTTCTGATGAAGAAAAAAGAAAAACAATTAATATATTAATTAATAAACTACAAGAACTTGAAGGGATCGAAGATACTAATTTGGAAGATACGAATTTGGAAGATATTGATTTAGAAGATACTAATTTGGAAGATATTGATTTAGAAGATACTAATTTGGAAGATATTGATTAAAATTTTTCAGCAAAATATATGATTTTTAAATTGATTTTTATACATATAAATAATATCGTTATTTTTTATATTTATACAAAAAATATGACTGAAATAAATACATCTAATAAAGTTGTTAAGTGATTTTGCTTAATTTATTGTAATTAAAAATTATATCATTATTTCTTATGGACGAATTTCTTTAAATTCAGTTTGATTTGATTTATAACAATTATAAAAATCTGTCAGGGT